ATGACCGCAATGAAGCGTCCTCCACGTCCAGCAACTGGATTTAAACCTCAAGGAAAATAATAATGGATATCTATCGTATTTTAGAAAAACTGGACGCTGTCAGCGGAAAGAACACTCTTACTGAAGGACAAATGAAGCGCAGTCTTGAAGACCGTGCTGAGAAAATGAGCAAGGCAGACTTTGTGGCCAATGCTGGTGAATACGGCATGAGCGCAAAGGAAGCCGAAGAGTTTTGGATCAACGTCAATGGCGGCGACGAAGATCTTGATGAAGAGCGTCGCAGCGAAGAAGGCCCTGGCACAACAGAAAGCCAAACTAGCTCGTGAAAAGAATCGCATGATTATGCAACGTAAAATGCAACAGCAGGAGAAAACCAATGAAGGTTCACCTCCGGGCGGATTTAAACCTGGTGACCGTGTTGTAGTGCAAGGTCAAAAAGGACCAACTGGATCAACCACAGGTGTTTTTGTGCAACAGATTCCAACACAGGCCGGCCAAAAACCTCTTTATGCTTTCCGCTTTGATGATAAAAAATATCCAGGCAATACATATGATCAAGTATCTGGTAACAATATTTTTCCAGCCGACGGTGTAGCCGAAGGCGACATGGAAGAAGGAAACTTGTTTACCGGCAACTTGGCAAAAGCTCGTGCTGCTGGCAAGACACACGCTGACTTAGACGGCGATGGAGACTTGGAAAAAGTTGATGAAGTATTTCCAGGCACACCTGAATACGAATTGCGCTTCGGCAAAGATGATGCTGCTAGTGCATTTGACAAGAAGAAAATCTCTACAGGTACAGTATACTCACGTCGCTACAAAGACGAGCCAGAGTCAGATGATGATGCACCAAAGAAAGCTGGACGCCCTACCGGCACTGGCAAGAAGTTGGGCGCCAAAGGACCTAGTGTCAACAGCAAGTTGTTGAAAGACAAAGGCGGCTTGAAAGAAGAAGACATGGAAGAAGCCAGAAATCCAGATTTACAAAAACTTCGCCAACACCATTTGGCAGCAGTTTTAGGTGATCGTGCGGAAAAGGCACGAGCCCGAGCAAAAGAAAAGGACTATGACACCCGTTCAACTCGTGCTTCTCATGATGCACAAGCTGCATTTGGTATTGCTGCGTCAGGCAAAGATCCATCCAAGTACGGATTCAACGTGTCTAAAGAAAAACAAGACATTGGTATGAAAGAACACAGTCACGACATTGACATTCGAGATCAAGGCGAGTACGATCGCGAAGGCGATATGGCTATAAACCAAGTACATCAAATTGCTGATGCTGCCCGCGAACTACATGCTATACTAGCCGCAGACGACAATCTGCCAGAATGGGTCCAGAGCAAGATTACTAAAGCCCTAGACTATATTGACACTGCTAGAGATTATTTAGATGCCGAAGGCGAAATGGATCGAGAAGAATCTATTCCCGAAGCCAGTTACTCAGCCAAGGCAGCTCGTGCCGGCAAAGACATCGGCAAGCCAGGTAAGAACTTCAGCAAGATAGCCAAAGATGCTGCTGAGCGTTATGGTTCAAAAGAACGCGGCGAGAAAGTAGCTGGTGCAGTATTAAACAAGCTACGTCATCCTAAAGAAGATGTAGAAGAAGGCAAATTTGATATCTGTCCTGGAAGTTATGCCGAACACAGTGATCTAAAATTAGGTCATGGTGGAGCAAAATGCCCAATGTGTAATCAGTGGGTCAAGATTGCCAAAGACGGAAAAATATTTACAACATTAGTAAAACACAAAAAGCCAGGTGTGGCGGAAGTTGCTCCTCCTGGAGCCAAAGCCGAACGCATGGTCAAACATATCAAGAAAGGCTATGCTAAAGATGGCAAGTTAAGCGACCGAGAAAAAGCCATTGCTTATGCCACTGCTTGGAAAGCCAAGAAAGCCGGTAAGGTTGAAGAAGAGTCTACTGACAAAGAAGATCAACGTGCAGAAAAGGCCGGTAAGCGAGTCACCAAAGACATCGAGTACGATGATAAGAAAGACAAGAAAAAAGAAGTAGAAGAAACCACTGTAGCAGGTAGCGTAGCTACTGCACCAGCTGATGCTCCTAAAGGTAAAAAAGGTGGCATGCAGTTTGGTCAAGGTGTCTACGAAGGACAAGTTGCTGAAAGTTTTGAAAAGAAACTGGGTTCGATTTTAAATGAAGGCATGAGTGTTAATGTCAGCACAGATGATACAGGCAAAAAGAGCATCAGCGTAAATGCCACAGACACAGATGCAGAAGACTTAGGCGACTTGCTGAAGATGGCTGGCCTGTTCTCCAGCGAAGGTTACAGCAGAACATGCGAACATTGCCATGGTATTCACGAAGCAGGTGCTTGCCAAGCTGACATGGTTGAAGAAGGTGATTTAGCCAACAGCCCAGACGAAGTGTACGCTGACAAAGACTATATGTTGCAGCAATTGTCAGGTGGATTGAATGGTCCTAAAACAACTGGCCAGACAACTGGTCCTGTTGTGAACCGTCAAGACAGCCGTCAAGGCGTAATGGCCGAAGCTGAACGTGTCAAAGAACAAGCAGAATCGCGCTTGTGGAACTTGTACAAGAAGATCTAATACAATGAAAAAGCTCACAGACTACATTGCAGAATCTGAATCTCCTGTTGCAGGGGACACATTTGCCATTAACATTCGCGAAGAATGCTTGATTGAATCGCACGTGGTTGATGTAGTCGAAGACGGCATTGTGATCGAAGGCGACGAACGCTTGTTGGCCTTGTTAGAAGAATACGGTTTTCAACTAGAAACTATTCGTCGCTACGGTGCAGTGGGTTCCAGTCACGGAATGGGCTACACCTTGGGCGAGGAAGGTGTGGCGGAAGAAGTTGATACTGGTGAATACGATGCTAGAAAATCCCAGCCATCGAGCAAAGAAGACCAAGACAAAGTATTTGCTAAACACAAAGAGCGTATGAAAAACCTCGATAAAGAAGGTGTGGCAGAAGACGAACTAAGTCGCATACTGAAATTGGCTGAAGTATCTCCCGAAGATCCTGCACCAGTGCCACCCAGTCAGCCTAACCCAGATGCCAATCGTAACGATCCTTTAGCAGCCAAAGCTGCTGACGATGCTGCTGTTGGTCCTTTAGAAGAAGATGGTGTTGATCCAGTAAATGCACAAGGGCAAGATGCCGAAGACTTACAAGGTCAAGCCACATCCAGTGTCAGTGCTACTGTTGACGAAGCAGAATATCGCGGACGTGAAGTCAAGTTAGGCAAACCCACGGCTGGCGATGTAAAAAAATCCAAAGTGTATGTGCGTGGTCCAAAAGGCAATGTGGTCAAAGTGAACTTTGGTGACCCCAACATGCGCATTAAAAAATCAAATCCTGCACGTAGAAAAAGTTTTAGAGCCAGACACAACTGCGACAATCCCGGCCCACGCTGGAAGGCTCGTTATTGGTCTTGCCGAGCCTGGTAATAAAAAGGAATCATAAATGGCACAAGCAAACGTATATACATCAGTATCAGCACAATCCTGGTACACAGACAAAGCTCGTATCTCTACAGGCACAAGTCCTGTTACATTCAATGTAAACATCTTGTACCCTTCGGCAGTGGGCAACCTATACTCAGCATCAACCACAGTCCCAGCTAACAGTCACATGGATGTATTTGTTGGCGTCGGTAATCAACTAACTGTGTCTGGATCTGGATTTACAGCACAAGAAATTGGAACAACCAGTTCTGGTAGCTATTCAGTACGTCAGGTATAAGGTCACACATGCGAGCCAGCGAGTTTATTTCTGCACAGCTAAATGAAATAGCAGATGCCCGTATCTCCCGTAGATTACAATCAGCCACTCGTGGTTTGAATGTCTACAGCGATGCTGAACGCTGGAACAGTGATTACGTGCTAAGTCGTTTAGGCCAAGCAGTGGCTTCAACTGATGGTACTTTTGTGCCTGAGATTGATGCCAAATCGTGGATCGGCAAAAACAAAAGCACTCATCCCTACACTCGAGAAGAACAGGCCATGCTAAAGAAAGCATATGAGGCCATTGGTGCTGATTATCAGGATCTCAACGGTGGCGACATGGACAGTGAAGAAATGTCAGAAGTCAACAAGGTTAGTCCAGTAAAAGGATTTCGAGGTTACCCTAGATGAGAGCTAGAGAATTTATTCGCGAGCAACGAGAACTGCCTGATGAAGCCAAAGGGCCCATGCGTTATACCTATGTGTTGCCAGGCCTAAGTGCTGCCGACCCTTATAAAAATTATCGCATGGGTGTAGCTATTGCTCGTGCCCGCAGTGATTATGCCACAGAAATCAGTTCAGAAAATATTGGTATTGATCCTTACAAACCAGAATGGTCAGCAGAAACTGCTTTTGGTGAACATGCTGTAGTAGTAGGCAGCAGCAAATACATTGCTGATGTAATTGATCGCGCTTTGGAGATGACCGATACTCCAGGAGGCAAAGTGTTAGTCAGCACAGATAAAAGTGAAGAACCCAAATTCGTAGATACACAAAGTCCAATTAAGGCATTTAAGGGATACCCAAGATGAAAATCAGTGATATATTTCGCACATTAGCAGACGCAATTGATCAAGAACAAGATCCTGGATCACCAGATCCCCGCTTGCAAAATCCTGCTGAATTAGTAGCTGTGGCAGCCCCAGGCCCACACAGCGAACAAGTTGACGCTCCACAAAATACAGATGCCGGTGCCGACGACGAAGTTTATGTCCCACCTCTGCAACTAAAATTAGAATTGCTGAAACGTGCAGTAGGTGTAGATAATGTGTACGATGATCAACGTGCTGACGAAGTTGAAGACGCAGGCACAGATGCTCTAGCAGATCTTAGACGCAATGCTGGTCTTGCCGCTGTTGTACAAAGCGAAGCTGCTGACGATGAACCGTTAGAATAACTAGGAATTGCCAGTGAGTAGCATACAGAACTTTTACACCAGCCGAGACAACAACACTGATGGTAATACCTATGTAGGTCAATTGGATCGACTATGGTATAATCCTGTTACTAACAGTATTTTTGTCAGCGACGGAACAACACCTGGCGGAATTCCAGTTGCTCTAGCCACTGGTGCGAATGCTACATTCAATACGGTAAGTGCTAATTCAATTACTGTCACCGGTAATATAGTAGTAGCTGGAAACATTAGTCCTGCTGCACCCGGAAAGATTGGTGGCATTACACCTGGACCTGGCGTGGTTATATCTGAGCAAGGCGAATTAACAATTGATACTGCAAATTTACCTTTGAGTTTTGGTAATTTTACAGCCAGCGACAACATTCTTTCTATCGTCAATGCTGACGAAGACATGATCCTTCAGACCGAAGGTAATGCAGAAATACAGTTAATCGGTAACGTGGGATTTTATAAACCCAACGGCATACCACCTAACGTATCTAATCGTTATGCATTCTTTAACAACGACGGTCAAGTTACATTCTATGTGCCAGAAACAGATCCGTTATCTGGCGCATTTAAGATCATTGGCTCAGCATCGGGAAATTTTAGTGCTCCAATGAACACAGGAGTAATGCTACAAATTACTGGACAAAATGGCGATGCTTCGAGATTTTACAATGACAGCATTGGTAGTTTTTCAGCTTTTGTAGGTCGTAGGATCAATGGCACGGTAGGATCTCCTACCGCAGTTCAAGCTGGCGACGAACTCATACGCATAAGCTCAACTGGATATGATGGAAACCAGATTCCTGGTTCAGGAACAGCTCGTATTGTATATCAAGCCATAGAGACATATACTCCAACGGCCAAAGGAAGCAATCTTAGTTTTTGGACCACTGCTATAGGCAGTAATGTCCTGACAAAAATTGCCACAGTAGATAATGCCAATGGCGTTTCGGCAACTAAATTTACTACCAGTGGAAATATTACTGCTAGTGGTAACACCACAGTTGGCGGTGTAATACGTTATGATCAAGCTGTTAACAATGCCACAGGATCTGGATTTAATAAAACTGGTGGCACAGTGACAGCAAACGGTCGCACAGGACAAGTTACCAGCAATACTGATGCCTTGGCAAAAGGCGCAGCAGGTACATTTAAAATTAACAACAATTACATTACTAGCGCCAGTGACGTTGTTATTGTTAACATGGCCAGCGGAGCAAGCAACGACACATACGCACTTGCAGTAACAGCTATCAGCAACACTGGATATTGCAATGTTACAGTTACCAACAACGGTAGCGGATCACTTAGCGAAGCCATAGTGTTTAATTTTGCAGTTATTAAAGTATCCTAAGACAAATAATCTTTGTCTTTTAAATAGCGATTAAATAACGCTATGAACATTCCACTCAAATTAAAGTTTTACTACGACTTTGTGTTAGGTCAAGTGTATGACGAAGGACACAGTCCTTTTCATAAGACTATCACAGCAGATGTTGTCAAGCGTTTTATTGACCCCTTAAACTTACCTAAAACTGCCAACATTGTTGATCTAGGCTGCGGCGCTGGTTACTTTCTGGACGAAATGAAATCAAGAGATTATGCCAATGCTCGTGGCGTTACACTCAGCAGAGAAGATGCCGAGTTAGCCCGTCAAAATGGACATACTGTCACACAAGGAGACATGAACTTCTTATCTGACAGAGATGAATCTGTGGATCTACTGTTTTCACGCCACAGCCTAGAACATTCGCCATTTCCTTACATCACCTTGTTGGAATACAATCGTGTGCTGAAAAACAATGCGTATTTGTACGTAGAAGTTCCAGCACCCAACTGCGAAGGTCGCCACGAAGAAAATCGGAACCACTACAGTGTGTTAGATAGAACCATGTGGTTACAGTTGTTGCAACGCACTGGATTTGACATACAATGGTTTGATTACACTTTCCCTATTGATTTCACTGATGGTCGCGAACGTATTGAAGAACACTATTACATTTTTGTCTGTAGACGGCGTCGCAGTGTTGATGTTAAATAACATATGGCCTCAACTGAACCAGCCTTAATCAAGACTCCGTATTCCAAAGTCAATTATACACAGCAACAGATTGACGAATTTGTTGCGTGTGCAGATCCTGTTACCGGTCCGCAATACTTCATGGACAACTTCTTTTATATACAGCATCCTACCAAAGGACGTATGCTGTATCATCCATTTGACTATCAGAAACGCTTGATTGATGTTTATCACAACTATCGCTACAGCATCAGTATGATGCCGAGGCAAACTGGTAAGTCAACATCAGCAGCTGGTTACTTGTTGTGGTATGCTATGTTTGTGCCAGATTCTACTATTCTTGTGGCAGCACACAAGTACACAGGCTCGCAAGAAATCATGCAGCGTATTCGCTATGCCTACGAATCAGTGCCAGACCATATCAGAGCTGGCGTCACAAACTACAACAAAGGGTCGATAGAGTTTGATAATGGCAGCCGCATAGTTTCGGCCACTACAACTGAAAACACCGGTCGAGGTATGTCCATATCATTACTATACGCCGACGAGTTTGCGTTTGTGCGTCCTACTATTGCCACGGAATTCTGGACTTCAATTAGCCCTACCTTGGCCACAGGTGGTAAAGCAATCATTACATCAACTCCCAACTCAGACGAAGACCAATTTGCACTGTTGTGGAAAGGTGCCAACAAGTGCGAAGACGAATACGGTAATCCCACACAGGTGGGACAGAACGGATTCAAAGCTTATCGCAGCTTCTGGAACGAACATCCTGATCGAGATGAAACTTGGGCACAACAGCAACGAGCTGCGCTAGGTGCAGATCGCTTCCGTAGAGAAATGGATTGCGAATTCTTAATCGCAGACGAAACACTTATTGCACCAGCCAAGTTAATTGATTTAGCAGGTTGCGATCCCTTGTACAAAACAGGAGAAGTGCGCTGGTTCAAGAAGCCACAAGCGGGACGTATATACGTGGTAGGACTTGATCCCAGTTTAGGCACTGGTGGTGATCCTGCTGCCATACAGGTATTCGAAGCCAACTCCACAGAGCAAGTGGCTGAATGGCGCCACAACAGAACTGACATACCCACACAAATCAGAATCATGGCTGACATTATTCGTCATATCAACGACATAGTTCGAGATCCCAAGAGCATTTACTACAGTGTGGAAAATAACAGCATTGGCGAAGCTGCCTTGATCAGCATAGCAGAATACGGAGAAGAAAACATACAAGGTTATTTCCTCAGCGAAAGTGGCAAGAATCGCAAAGGCTTTAACACCAGTAACAAACCCAAATTAGCAGCTTGTGCCAAGTTCAAACACTTGATTGAAAGCAATAAAATGAAGATTTCTAGTGCCAGTTTAGTGACTGAACTCAAAAACTTTGTGGCACACGGTGTAGGATATGCTGCCAAGCCCGGCGAAACAGACGATTTAATCATGGCAACATTATTAGTAGTACGCATGTTACAGGTATTACAAAGCTATCACACTGAACTTGACACACAAATGCGTGATCACCAAGACGAAATGATTGCACCGCTACCGTTCGTTATGACAATGTAATAAATACAAGATGGAAAACTCAGCACAAAACCAATTATACGATCTACTGGTAACCAGGGACTTTGACCCCGAGTTAAAAGACGCCATGGGCAAGGATGTAACAGATCCCAGCGAAGCCGACATGTTTACATTTGACTGGAAAACACCAAACAAAAACTACGGCACAGTGGTAATCTTGATCGGACAAGACAGAAATCTAAAGGTATTCTTTGGCGACAACCTTGGCCGTACCATGGAAAGAGAAGACAAAAGTGATTGGTATGATTTCCTCAATCAACTCAAGCAGTTCAGTGTGCGCAACAACTTGATGAATTTTGAAATAGAAAACATCAATCGATTAAAGTACAACATGCAGGGCATGGCCGCTATCAAAGAAGGCCTATTCGAAGGCTATTACGGCAACCGAAAGGTCAGCTACAGCGATCAGCCCAAACAAACACGCCTGGTAATCAAACACAATCGCACATTAGGTGAAGACGATGCACGTTTTCGTTATGTGGAAAGTTTGTTTGTTGAAACCGGCGATGATCAACGATTCCGCTTGCCATTTACTAACTTGATCGGTGGCCGTGCCATGGCTCGCCACGTTGCCGAAGGTGGCACACCTTACGATGCATTTGGTCAACACATCTGCGAAATAGTAAAAGAAATGAATATCCTAGGCAAGTTTGTGCGAGCTGCCAAAAACAAACAGTTTGATGGCGAAGCTGCTGACTTGTCCGAAGCTGCTGTACGTCATTATCAAGATCTCAAAGCCAAGGCCAAGCGCATGATTAGCCAGCGCGGCTACCTCAAAGAATTAGAAACATTTGATCCTGCCGAAATTACCAATGCCGACGCAATGGCAGAAAACATCAGAAACATGTTTATTGAGCAAAGCCTAGATGCCAGAATCGAAGAAGCTATTCCAGTATTGGCACGTCTGAGTGCACGAAAGGACACCAGCATGAAAGAAATTGCCGAATTTGAATCTTGGGCCAACACAGTGACCGAAGGCACATGGGCAACTCCTGATACTCCTGAAGCCGAAAAACAATTGCAACAACTTCTATCAAAAGAGTTACCAGTAGGTGCAGATGCAACCAATGCCACAGAACAACTGTACAGTGTGTTCGGTGATGATGAACTGTTTGATCAGTTGGCCGAACTAGCTGCCGAAGATGCCAATGCTGATGCCAGACCTTTAGTGCAAGCCAGACTGGCTGAATTGGGTATCAACATCGAAGTACCTGCTGCGGAAGTTCCTGCTCCAGCCGATCCTGCTGCTGCTGCTACTCCTCCCACAGATGAACCCATCCAGGCCGAGAACCTCGACACTGACGGTGTCATGATGACCAAACCCAGCAACATGAGCAGTGAGAGCGTAGAACGAATTCTCAAGTTGGCCAAACTGATCTAAAAAATTGCCTTTTAGTATTGCAATGATAAATACTTTCACGTATACTCAGTGTTAGTATACGTTTGTATGTATATTGTAAATCAACTTTTAAAAGGCAACTTATCATGGCATCTTTAGCAGAAATCAGAGCACGTCTAGCAGCAGCAGAATCAAACAAAGGCGGTCAATCGTCAAACGGTGGCGATAACGCAATTTACCCACACTGGAATATGGAAGAAGGTGCATCAGCACTGTTACGTTTCCTTCCAGATGGCAACTCCAAAAACACTTTCTTCTGGGTCGAACGAGCAATGATTCGTTTACCATTCAACGGAATCAAAGGTGAAATGGACACCAAACAAGTACAAGTACAAGTTCCTTGCGTAGAAATGTGGGGCGAAGCATGCCCAATTCTTGCAGAAGTTCGTACTTGGTTCAAGGACAAGAGCCTTGAAGAAATGGGTCGTAAGTATTGGAAGAAGCGTAGCTACGTATTCCAAGGCTTTGTTCGCGAGAACCCAATCTCCGAAGACAAGACTCCAGAAAACCCAATCCGCCGTTTCATCATCGGTCCACAAATCTTTGCAACTATCAAGTCTGCCCTGATGGATCCAGAACTTGAAGAATTGCCAACAGACATGTTGCGTGGTCTGGACTTCCGTATTGCTAAGACTAGCAAAGGCGGCTACGCTGACTACAACACTTCAAAGTGGTCACGCAAAGAATCGGCCCTGACCGAAGCAGAACAAGCCGCTGTAGAAAAGTACGGTTTGTTTGACTTGTCGAGCTTCCTGCCAAAGAAGCCAACTGATGTTGAGCTCAAGGTAATCAAAGAAATGTTTGAAGCCTCAGTGGATGGTCAACCATATGACACAGAGCGTTGGGGACAGTACTTCCGTCCAGCTGGTGTTACAGCACCCGCAGGTGGATCAGCTCCAGCAGTGAGTCATGATGAGGATGCACCAGCACCAGTGGCCAAAGCCGCACCAGCTGCTACAACAAGTGCGTTTGACGATGACGAACCTGTAGCGGCAAGTGCACCAGTTCAAGCAGCTCCTGCTGCAGGCGCCAACAAAGCCGAAGATATTTTGGCAATGATTAGAGCACGTCAGCAAAAGTAATTGATGTTTAGTGAGATAGATAAAACTATCTTCCCGGATAGCTGTGAGGTATTAGAGATAGTACCTTCACAGCTTTTCGTCTATCCAATCTTTAAAAATGGCAGCTCATCATTGAATGAATCAGCTCCTAAACTTGGATGGAATACAATAAAAGAATCAGACATTTCAAAAATACAAACACCAATCACGGTATTTCTCCGAGACCCACGAGAAAGATTTATCAGTGGTGTAAATACTTTTCTACAACACTGCCATAGAGATTATAAAGATCTTGATACTAGAACAATTTTGTTTTTTGTAGAAAAATACTTGTTTTTAAACAGACATTATGCTCCACAATTTTTTTGGTTAATCAATTTGGCTCGATATAGTCAGGTACCATTGAAATTTCAGCACATGAATGACATTGGTCAATTGACCTCTTATACGACT